AACAACGTGCAGTCTTCGGGCTGGGCACAGATTGACAACACTCAAAGCGCTGGGTGGAATCAAATCGACACAAATTAGGAGCATTGAATGACTACAGCATATACATCACTCTTAGGTCTGGCACTTCCAGTCACAGGCGAATTGAGCGGCACTTGGGGTGACACTGTAAACAACAGCATTACATCTCTTCTCGACACCTCTGTTGCGGGTACAACCAACGTTAGTACTGACGGCGATGTCACACTGACCACAACCACAGGCGCTGCGAATACGGCTCGTCAAGCCATCCTCTTGTTCTCAGGCGCACGTACGGCATTGCGTACGGTTACAGCGCCAGCCCAGTCAAAGGTTTATACGGTTATCAACGCCACCACAGGCGGCTTCTCTGTTAAGTTGGTTGGTGTTGGCCCAACAACTGGTGTGACCATTGTTGCTGGTGAGTCTGCTGTTTGTGCATGGAATGGTTCTGACTTTATCAAGATCAGCAATACAGGCGGTTCAGCTTCGTTCACCAACGTCACTGTTACAGGCACAACCACGCTTTCTGGCCTGACTGCTTCTACAGCGCTGGCATTGGATGCAAGCAAGAACGTAGTGAGCGTGACGAATACGGGTACAGGCAACAACGTCTTGTCTGCTTCGCCCACATTGACTGGTACTGTTGCTGGCGCAAGCTTGTCGCTAAGCTCTTTGACTTCTGGTCGCGTAACTTACGCAGGAGCGTCTGGTCTTCTCCAAGACTCTGCCAACCTGTTGTACTCTGGTACTGACTTGACTGTTTATGGTCTAACAGTAGGCCGTGGTGCTGGTGCTGTGTCTACCAATACTGCGGTGGGTGCTAGTGCTTTGGTGGCTAATACTAGCGGTTTTGATTCTACTGCCGCAGGTTACTTTGCATTAAAAGCACAGACCAGCGCAAACGGCAACACAGGATTTGGTCGTTCTGTTTTAGAGTTAAATGCTTCTGGAATTTCAAATACTGGCGTAGGGGCATATGCTTTAGGTAGCGGAACTTCTGGCGACAGCAATTCTGCTTTTGGTAAAAATGCGCTTTACACAAATACGGGTAGTAACAATACTGCTCTTGGGGCACAGGCTTTACAGCTTAACACCACAGCATCAAACAACACTGCTGTAGGTTATCAGGCGGGGTATGCAAATACTACTGGCGGCAACAACGTAGCTGTGGGTAAAGAAGCCTTGTATTCCAACACCACAGCAGGTAACAACACAGGAGTAGGATTTAGAGCGGTTTACTCAAATACAACTGGCGCACAAAATCTAGGCGTTGGTGTTGAAGCATTGGCATCTAACACAACTGGTTCTAACAACGTAGCTTTTGGCAGTTCTAATTACGGAACAACTTATGGAACTTTGTCTAGCAACACAACAGGTGCATCTAATACAGCGTTAGGAAATCAAGCCCTTGCTCAAAACACCACAGCCTCCAACAATACTGCTGTAGGTTATCAGGCTGGATATTCAAACGTAACTGGCCCAGAAGTGACTGCTGTGGGCTATCAAGCAGGGTATAGATCAACTGCGGGTTACAGCACCTTTGTTGGGCACGGCTCTGGTGTAAACCAATCAACGGGGGATGGCAATACCTATGTTGGTCGTGGGATTACTGGCAATGCTGCCGCTGGTGCGTCTACTGGTTCAAATAACACTGCAATGGGTAACTTTGCCCTATCTAATGTTACTAGCGGCTCAAGCAACGTAGCAATTGGGCCAAATGCTCTTAACTCCAACACCACAGCAGGACAAAGTACCGCTGTAGGCTATCAAGCGCTTTACACAAGCAATTACACAAGCGGCAATGCAAACAACACTGCTGTTGGATATTTAAGTTTTTACTTAAACGCCACTGGAACTGGAAACACAGGTATTGGCGTTGGTTCTGGTTATGCTAATTTAGGCTCATCCAATGTGGCAGTTGGTATTAACGCTTTAAATTCAAGCGGTACTGGTAGTAATAACGTGGCAATAGGTGACTCTGCTCTGTTATCCAACACCACAGCAAATAACAACAGTGCTGTTGGATATGAAGCATTGTATGGAAACACCACAGGAACTTCAAACGTAGCCTTTGGGCAAAATACGGCAACAGCAAACACCACAGGCTCAAACAATGTGGCAATTGGTAATTTGGCATTACGTTTCAACACCACAGCGGGGAACAATACGGCTGTAGGTTATCAGGCGGGGTACAGCAATACCACAGGCGCAGGTAATGTTTTTGTGGGTTATCAGGCAGGACAAGACAAAACAACAGGTACTTTTAACACTGTTCTTGGTCTTCAGGCGTTTAGAGTTAATGTTGGTGGAAACGACAATACCATAATTGGGACTGCCGCTGGATATGTCAGCACGGGTAGCAATAACACGTTTGTGGGCTGTCGTGCAACAACGACTAATGGTTGTGGCGAGTTGATGACCACAGGCTCCAAGAACACCATCGTTGGTGGCTTCTCAGGAAACCAAAACAGCGTAGATATCCGCACTCTTAGCAATTACATCGTGCTGTCTGATGGGGATGGCTACCCCGCTTTCTGGGGTCAGGGCGGCAGTGCTGGCTACATGAGACTTGAGGCAGGTCGCCTTGAATTCCCCGCAACTCAAAACGCATCATCAAACGCCAACACGCTAGATGACTATGAGGAGGGGACTTGGACACCAACTTTTGTCTTTACTGGTGGCGCAGGGTCATTAACTTACACCACCCAATCTGGTTCGTATACAAAAATTGGAAAGATGGTAACTGTTCAATGTCTTGCTGTTGTTTCAAACAAAGGAACAGCTAGTGGTGAAATTTCTATGGTTATGCCTTTTACAGCGGCTTCTGGGACTTTCTACTCAGCCGCCGCTTTAACTTGGAATTTCATCACATACAGCGCTAACAGCTACACCATTACAGCACAGGGCGGTCAAGGTAGCGCCTCATTAACTTTTTACAATGAGCCAAGTGGTGGTACAAAAACAGGACTTGACGTAAGTCAATGTGGCTCAACTTTTGAAATCATTTTTACAATTACATATCAAGCCAACGCTTAAAAGGAAACATCATGTCAACCTTCACCGAAGTCACTTACATTTCGCAATTTAACATCCAGCCGAATGGTTGCATTGGTGTTCAAAAAACCACCGATGTTTCAAAGGATGGTGTTGTCATTTCGTCAACCTACTGGCGCACAATCCTTGTGCCTAACGACCCAACAGCATCAACAGTGCTGGATGAGGCGTACTACCTCAATATTGCTACATATGCTTGGAGCCAACCATCGCCCCAGCCGTATGACCCTAACCCACCAACTCCCGGAGTTTAACCATGACTATTGAAACACAAACCCCAACCGCAGAAGAAATTGCTCGTCACTACAGTGCCGCAATGGACTCAGTAAACCTTATTAACGCAGGGCAACCCGAAAAAATGTCTGACGAAGACTGGGCTGACACTGTTGCTCGCAACAAAGAGCACCTCAAGATCATGCTGGCTAAAGACTTCTGGACATCAGAAAACCTAGCGCCACTGCAAGCCGCATCAGCATAACGGGAAGCCACCACCCGACCTTGGTGGCGCATTAAAGGAAACATCATGGGAAAAAATGAAAAGACCCCTGTGACAATCGATGGCGTTGAGCACCAGTTTGAAGACCTGACACCCCAGCAGCAAGCGCTGTTGAACCATGTCGCAGATTTGGATCGCAAACTTGACTCAGCACGATTTAACGTAGATCAACTCACCGTGGGCCGCAACGCCTTCTTTGAGTTACTGAAGCAAGCTCTGGCCGAACCCAAGGTGTCGGACGTAGAACCTAAGTAACCTTGTCTGGGGGCTTCGGCCCCCGCTGTTTGGTTACTGGAATTTGTTTTGAGTTGTACCTATGATTCCAATAGACCCGATAACAGCGTTAGAAGGACTACAGACTGCAATCAGCGTAGTCAAAAAGGCAAGCAAGGTCGCAAGTGATCTGGCTGGATTAGCTCCATCTATCGCCAAGATGTTTGATGCCAAGAGCACCGCTACCAAGGCGATGCTTCAGGCAAAGCGTACAGGTGGTAAATCCAACCTTGGCGCGGCGTTACAGATTGAGATGGCTTTGGATGAGGCCAAGCGGTTTGAAGAACAGTTAAAGATGCTGTTCATGCAGGCGGGACGCATAGACGTATGGAATGCGACCAAGGCTCGGCAAGCTGAGATGGATAGAGATGATGCCAGAGAGATGGCAGAGCTAAAGGCTGAAGAGAAGCGCCGCAAAGAAGAAGAACAAGAGCAGATGGCGTGGGCGATTGGGGTTGTTGTGATTGTGATGCTCCTTGGTGCAGTTGGTTGGGGCATTGCTGAGATACAAGATTACTGTGCCAAGACAAGGTGTGGTCGGTGAATGAGTACCAGAAACAGTTTGACCTCTTCCTTAAAGTCTTTGTCAGGCTATGTATTGCTTGGTATGTCGTTGGTTTTTTGCGCTTCCTGCCTGATGAGTTGGCCGATAAGGTCGTGAACAAACTACTGGGAATGATTGGTCTATGAGTGACGAAAAGCCAGCAGACGTATTGAGCAAGGTGTTGTCCTATGTGGACAGCCCGTTCAAGCTGTTTGCGCTGATACTCATGGCTGTGTTTGCGTTTGCTGGGTACTTTGTTTGGCAGAACCAAGAACTGTTGATGGGGGCATATAAAGAGTCTAAGAGAATGCCAAGCATTGTTGAGGACAGGGTGGAAGACGCTGCCGCCCACTTGTTTAAAACAACCAACGCTACCATTGTGGCTGTATTTAAAGTAAACCCTATGTTTGGAACCAGAGTGCTGCATCGTGCTTACACCAAAGAGGGTAGAGACAAAACCAATGATGGGCTTGATGTTGGGCTGTTTACTCAAAACCAAGCTAACAACGCTGATGTGATTAAGCTGATGGCAAGTGAGATTCCTTGTGGCGAGTACAAGTCAGCGCAATCTGAAATGGGTTTATGGTATATCGCCAAGGGGGTTGCCTACACTTGCCGAGTCAGCATCCCACCTGATCCAAGCCGGTTTGTTGGACAAATTACTGTAGGCTGGGATAATGAACCTACCGACATTCAGGTGACAAGAACCATGATGGAAATTGCAGCAACCATGCTTTCAAGGAGCAAACAATGATTGGACTAGACGCACTAAAAATGGCGCTTAACGCGCTAGAAAGTATTTTTGCATCAACTCACCCTTATCGGGAAGATGGGACAAGCACTCTAAGCGAAGAATCTGTTGAGTTGAGTAACAAAGCTATTGCTGCCATTAAAGAGATATTGGAGCAACGCACATGATTGGACTAGACGCACTTTTAAACGTGGGCGGCAAACTAATTGATAAGTTAATTCCAGACCCAGAGGCCAAAGCCAAGGCACAACTGGAACTTTCTAAAATGGCGCAAGATGGTGAGTTGGCAAAGATGGCTAACGACACCAAGCTGTTTGAGGTAGAGCAAGAAAACATCTCAGACCGCTGGAAAGCAGACATGGGGTCTGACTCTTGGTTATCTAAAAATATTCGTCCTATGGCTCTTATAGCGATCTTTGTGGCCTATTTTGTGTTTACCATGATGTCGGCATTTGGGTACAACGCTCAAGAATCTTACGTACAGCTTTTAGGCCAGTGGGGACAGATTATTTTCTTGGCTTACTTTGGTGGTCGCACTGTTGAGAAACTTGCAGATATGCGGAGCAAAAAATGAATCTCACACCTCATTTCACGCTTGAAGAACTTACCGCCTCAGAAGCCGCAGAACGCAACGGATGGGACAACGCGCCAAATGAACAGGAATTGGAGAACCTTAAACGCCTCGCCGCCTTCCTTGAGGAAGTTAAAACTGCCTTGGGCGGAAGACCCGTCATGGTTAACTCTGCTTTTCGCAGCAAGCAAGTCAATGATGCTGTTGGTTCTAAAGATACTAGCCAGCATCGCATTGGTTGTGCTGTGGACATCCGAGTACCTCAACTGACCCCTGACGAAGTGGTCAAAACCATCATTGCGTCTGGCCTGCCTTACGATCAGGTTATCCGTGAGTTTGACCGCTGGACTCATGTGAGCATCCCAAACACGCCAGATGCCAAGCCAAGAAAACAAGCGCTGATTATCGACAAAACAGGCACACGGCTGTATGCTTGATGCACACCCAAATTGATGGGAAAATAAGCCATGCCACTACAAAAGATCATGTTCAAGCCCGGTGTAAACCGGGAGAATACTAGGTACACCACCGAAGGTGGTTGGTATGATTGCGACAAAGTTCGGTTCCGTCAAGGCACACCAGAGAAGATTGGCGGCTGGGTTCGTATTTCTGCAACGATATTCCAAGGGGTTTGCCGGTCTTTGTGGAATTGGGTAACGCTTGGTAGCCAGAACCTTTTGGGCGTGGGCACACACCTTAAGTTTTACATCGAGAATGGCGGGGCGTACAACGACATCACCCCCTTGCGTAAAGCCCCTGCAACGCTTGGCAACAACCCGTTTGCTACGACATCTGGCTCAACCACAGTAGTTGTAACAGATGCTACGGGCGGCTATACCAACGGCGCTTTTGTAACTTTCAGTGGCGCTACTGCAGTGGGCGGCTTGACCCTTAACGGTGAATATCAACTCTCTACTATTGGTGCGTCCACAACCACCTACAACATCACAGCGTCTTCTGCGGCTTCTTCCACCGCTACGGGCGGGGGCGCGGCTGTTGTGGCTGCATACCAAGTCAATCCCGGCCCTGAGTATGCGGTGCCTTTAGTGGGTTGGGGCGCAGGCTCTTGGGGTTCAGGCACATGGGGCCTTGGCTCTACATCTGTGGATGCGCTGCGTATTTGGAACCAAAGCAACTTTGGTCAGAACTTGATCTTTGGCCCTCGCGGTGAAGATATTTACTACTGGGACGCGGCTACCAGCTTAACAACCCGTGGCGTGCTGCTTTCTTCTCTTGCTGGCGCATCTGATGTGCCGTTACACCAAAACTTTTTGCTGGTCTCAGACACCAGCCGCTTTGTACTTGTCTTTGGTACAAACGAAATTGGCGACACGATCCTTGACCCGATGCTGATTCGTTGGTCTGACCAAGAAGATGCGGTGCAGTGGACACCCTCAATTACCAACCAAGCAGGTAGTATTCGCCTTTCTCACGGCTCAAAGATTGTGACTGCCTTGCAGTCCCGCCAAGAGATTATTGTTTGGACAGACTCTTCTTTATACTCGCTCCAATACCTTGGCCCCCCATACGTGTGGAGTTCACAGCTTCTTGCAGACAGTATCTCTATCGTAGGCCCCAGCGCTGCCGCCATTGCCTCGGGTGTCACGTACTGGATGGGCGTGGATAAGTTTTACAAATACGATGGTCGCACACAAACCATGCGCTGTGATCTGCGGCAGTACATTTTTAGCGATATCAATACGGCTCAGTATGAGCAGGTGTTTGCAAGCACCAACGAAGGTTTTAATGAAGTCTGGTGGTTTTACTGCTCTAGTAATTCAAATGCTATAGACAAGTACGTTGTGTACAACTACGAAGAAGACATCTGGTACTACGGCATGATGGCGCGTACAGCTTGGCTTGACTCTGGTCTTCGCAACTACCCCCTTGCCGCTACGTACAACTACAACGTGGTAAATCATGAACAAGGCGTAGACGACAACGCTACTGGTACTGCTTTGCCAATCGAGGCATACATTAGCTCTTCGCAGTTTGATATTGGTGACGGCCACAATTTTGGCTTCGTCTGGCGTGTTCTGCCAGACATTACGTTCCGTGGTTCCACAGCCACAAGCCCACAGGCTACGATGTATTTGCAACCCTTGCAGAACTCAGGCTCTGGGTACAACAACCCACAATCGGTTGCCGGTAGTAGTAGTGGCGTAGTAACACGCACAGCGGTCATTCCGGTAGAAGAGTTTACTGGGCAGATCAACACCCGTGTGCGGGGCCGTCAGATGGCGTTCAAGATTGACTCTACTGCGCTTGGCGTAACGTGGCAGTTGGGTGCACCGCGTATGGACATTAGGCCGGATGGCCGAAGGGGTGGTTAATGGCACAAGCAAACGTTATAGCCCCACGCTTACCCAACCCGCCCAAAGAGTACACGCAAGCCTACATGGAGCAACTCCTGCGGGTGATGTTTTTGTACTTCAATCAGTTGGATAATCCGGGGCCAATCTCTGGCGCAACACAGCGTAATGGCACTAAAATAACGGCGGGTCTGAGTTTTTCTCAACCTGACCCCACTACGCCAAATACCTATGTGATTAGTTTGCCAACTCAGGCCGACTACGCTAACCTTCGGGTGGGAGATGTTTACTACGACACTACCGCCGGAAACGTACTGAAAGTAAAGGTCTAACATGAGCCTACACGCACTTGCAAATCAAATGGCCGCAAAAGGCCGTAATTCGGACTCGATGCTGGTGCATATGGCCCCCCAAGAAGTGGCGGGTTTGCAGGCTTTGGCCATGAAACATGGCGGCTCACTGACAATTAACCCAGACACTGGGCTGGTTGAAGCCAACTTCTTGAAGAAGTTATTGCCTGCGATTGCGGGCTTTGCGCTTAATGCGTTTGCTCCCGGCTTTGGTTCTGCTATTGGTGCCGCTTTGGGTGGTTTGGGTAGCGCGGCAGGCACAGCTATTGGCTTGGGCGGTATCACAGGTCTGGCTACTGGCAGTCTGTCCAAAGGTTTGATGGCCGGTATGGGCGCGTATGGCGGCGCTAGTTTGGCTGGCGGTGTGATGGGTGCGGGTGTAGGAGCCGCGCAGCAAGGCGCTATGGGGGCGCTCACCCAAGAACAGATTGCGGCAAAAATGGCCGAGACAGGTTTAACTGAACAAGGCGTGCTTAACCAAGCCGCTGCGGAAGCTTCTAAAGCAGCGTTAGCTAGTGGTAACGCTGGGCAAACACTGTCTTCTGGTTTTGGTGCAATTACAAAAAGCCCAGCAGCCTTCGGCAACTTTGCTAAACAAAACGCTGGCGCGCTCTTAGGTGTGACATCTCCGTTGCTGGCCGATCAGGGTGTAGAAACCGTTACCAAGATGGATAACCCCGGATACATCCGCAACTTCGAGGTTGATCTTTTAACACAACGCGCAAAAGCGTTAGACCCTGTTAGTGTTAAGTCTTTGGGATACCCCGGTTACGCTGACGGTGGAGCAATTGGCGTACCCAGAACCGTAACGCAAATGCCCGGAAGTGATTCACGTAGCTCTTCACAAGCCGCATATGAATTTTTGATGGGCATTGCCCCTAGAACCTCTGTGGCTCCGACCGATGCAGCATCAACCTCTGCCAGTAGAACGACTAACCCCGCCGCTCAAGGCCGTTACGCGTGGAATTCAGACACACAATCATACTCGTTTGTGCCAGCAGAAGGTATTGCAGCACTTGCCCCCGATTCTTCACCAAAACTTTCGTACGAGTTTGGCGGGGGTGACAGTGGTTCTGGCTCGGGTGGTGCAGGGGCTTCAAGTGGCACTGGCTCTACCGCTGCTGATTCAGCAGACTTTGGTGACACTAGCAGTAGTGATAGCAGTAGTAGCAGTAGTGATAGCAGTAGCAGCAGTGATGGTGACGCAGGTGCTTCAGGTGGAGGCGGTGGCGGTGCGGCTGGTGATGGTGGTACTGGAGATGGCGGTGATGGCGGTGCTTCAGGTGGGGGCGGAGGCGGTGCGGCTGGTGGTGATGGAGAAGCCAACGGTGGGTTGATGCGCTTGCACAAGAAGTTTGCAGAAGGTGGTGCTGCCCGTGTTCGTGATGGCAGTTCTCAAGCTGCATACAACTACTTAATGGGTCTTACAAACACAACTCGCCCCGAAGACTCTGTACGCGCAATGCCCGTGGATATGCCACCACCTACGTTTTATATACCACCCACAACAACTACACCTACACCCCCACCAAGAGGAGACGATAGTTTACCTACTTTAAATCCGTTTACTCCAGTTACAGGCGGTGGCGGTGGTGGGGGCGGTGGTGGCGTTAGCCCCATCACGGGGGGCGCAAGTGTGGGTAATGCCGTATCCAATACTGAGCCCTCACCTACGTATTCAGGCTTTGTGCCCGAGCCAGCTAACCCCAACATACCTGTTGTAGATATTACACCTACACCAACAATTCAAGACGACGGCACAACTGCAGGTATTCAGAAAACTATTGACGTAGCTACAAATGAAGATGATGAGCTAGGGTATTTAACTGGCAACAGGCCATCACCTATGCCTGAGCCCCCACCATTTGAGCCTGATAATTCTGGCTTTTATAACTCAGAATTTAATACGGCTAGGGACATCGACGATGCGACCATTGCTGTAGATGTGCCAAATGATGGCGTCACTGCCATGGATAACGGCAATACACAAGTTGACATGAATCCGATTGTTCAACAGCAGCCTGCCGCACAACCTACTGTTCAAGATACGCCAGACGGCGGCGCTATTGTGACTACGCCAGATACAACAGTTGTGGAAACACCGACTACTCGCTCAGTGCAGCCTACGGTTGTGGAAACACCCGTTGTAGAAACGCCTGACGGCGGCGCTGTGGTAACTGTGCCTGACGTTGAAGTAGGCAATGCTGGTGGTGATTTTGGCGATAGTGGCAGTTACGACGGGTTTATAGGTGATGACGATAATATTGACGAAGACCGCTACGATTACGCCGGTAATGCCAACGGCGGCTTAATGGGCTACGCCATGGGCGGTATGCCCGGCTACGCCATGGGCGGTGGTCTCGGCTCCTTGGGCGGCTACTCTGACGGTGGCCGTTTGCTCAAAGGCCCCGGTGATGGTGTGTCTGACAGCATCCCCGCCATGATTGGTAAGAGGCAACCCGCACGCCTTGCCGATGGCGAGTTTGTAATTCCTGCCCGTATCGTGTCAGAATTGGGCAACGGTTCAACTGATGCAGGTGCTCGCAGGCTATACCAAATGATGGACAGAATTCAAGCAGCCCGTAAGAAAACCGTGGGCAAAGGGCGCGTGGCTAAAAACTCCCGCGCTGAAAAGCACTTACCCGCATAAGGACAGAAAATGGCAGAACAAATTGTACGAAATCAAGTAGGCTTTGCCCCTGAGATTGCGCCGTTTGCGCAAAACTTATTGGGTATGGCGCAGGGTACTGCGTTTACATACCAGCAGGTGCCTGTATTAGATGCAAATGGGCAACCGGTATTAGACGCGCAAGGGCGTCCCAAAACAACACCAAAGCTTGACGATAAAGGCTTGCCAATTGTCAGCGGCTTTAACCAAACGCCAACATATGAGCAGTATGCACGGCAACAAGGTTTTACAAATCCCGAACGCGTTGCACAGTTTCAAGACTTGCAAAAACAGGCGTTTACGGGTGCGGGCAATCTTGGCTACAACCAATACTCTACATCTGCGGCTACAGGTTTAGAATCTTTGGCTAAAAAAGCAGGTGAAACCACCTACTCCCCTGAGAAGTTTGGTAACGCTTACACAAGTCAGCAGGCATACGATCCATCTAAGTTCAATGCGCGAGAGGTAACCGCCCCTCAGTTGCAGAACTACCAGATGACTGGCCCAAGAGATGTAACGGGGCAAGTTGCTACAGCCGCACAGCTAGGTGCTGCCCCAGAAGCCCGTGCAGCTACTGGCACAGCCGCACAAGCAGGCCCTTCCGAAAGAATTCGCGCAGAACAGTTTGGGGGCCCCGACAGAGTACGTGCGGATACCGTACGCGCTGAACGCGTCACCGCCCCTCAGTTGCAACAACTGCGTATGGATGCGGCCAAAGACATCTCGTCTACCGGTGTGCAGTCCCGTGACATCCAAGCCGCGCAGTCTGGCTATAACCCACAGCTTCAGCAGTTTCAGATGGGGCCAGCAGAGCGCGTTGCTGCGCAAGAATTTGGCCAAAAGAGTGTTGACCAATACATGTCCCCCTACATGCAAAGTGTGGTGGGTATTCAGCAACGGGAAGCCCAACGTGCGGCAGACATTGCCAAGACACAAACTAATGCACAGGCTGTTAAAGCTGGCGCTTTTGGCGGTAGCCGCCAAGCCATCATGGATGCCGAAGCTGCCCGTAATTTAGCTTTACAAAAAGGCGACATCCAAGCCAAAGGTCTGCAAGACGCATACGCACAAGCGCAGACCCAGTTTAATGCTGACCAAGCGCGTCAGATGCAAGCAGCAGGGCAAAACCAACAAGCAGGTTTAACTGTTGGCCAGCAAAACTTAGCCGCCCAGTTGGGCGTTCAGCAGTTGGGCGCAGGTCAGATCGGTCTGCAAACTGCTATGGCTAACTTGAACAACCAACAGCAAGCCGCTGTTCAAAACGAAGCTAATCGTCTGCAAGCCAGCGGCATGTCTTCGTCTCAGGCAATGCAGGCAGCGTTGGCAAATCAAGCCAACCAACAACAAGCTAACTTGCAAAACTTAAGTGCGGGTTTACAAACACAAGGTTTGGGTGCGCAGACTGGTTTGCAAGCACAAGGTATGAACCAGCAAACAGGGCTTCAGGCTTTGCTAGCTAATCAATCGGCTAACCTGCAGGCAGATCAAGGCAACCAAAACATGCAGTACAACACTGGGTTGCAGAATGCTCAGATGCGTCAACAAGCTAACCTTGCCAACCAAGCTTTGGGCGGTCAATACGGCCTGCAAAATGCACAGATGGCACAGCAAACTGGCATGGCTAATTTGGGCAACCAACAGCAAGTCAATCTGGCTAACCAGCAAATGCAGGGACAGTACGGTTTGCAACAAGGACAGTTTAACCAAGCCGCTGCAATGCAGAACCCTCAGTTGGCACAGCAAGCTATGCTGGCTAACCAGAACATGGGTTTTAACGTTGGCAACGCAAACCTGCAAGCTAACTTGGCTCAACAGCAACTGGGTTCTGGGCAGAACATGCAAGCGCAATTGGCTAACCAGCAGTACGGTTTGAGCGCACAGCAGATGCAAGAGCAAGCCCGTCAATATGGCTATGGCCAGCAGATGAACAACGCGCAGAACCAAGCGCAATACGGCCAAGCGGCTAACCAACTTAACGCACAGCAGTCACAGTTTGGCGCTGGTTTAGGCTTGCAAGGTTTGCAAGCTGGTATGTCTGGTTACCAAAATCTTGGTGCGCAGGGTCAAAACCTGTACAACCAAAACATGGGCAACTTGGCGATGCAGAATCAGTTCGGTACGCAGCAACAGCAGAACGTGCAGAACGTTCTCAATAATCAGTACCAAGATTACTTGAACGCGCAGAACCAACCGTACAAACAGATGGGCTTCTTGTCAGACCTGTACCGCGGTGCACCGCTGTCTACGCAAGGCAGCACAATGTACACATCACCGCCCTCACTACTTAACCAAGTAGCTGGTGCAGGTACAGCGGCATACGGCGCATACAAAATGTTTGGCTCTAAAAAAGGTGGCGTAATTAAAGAGCGCCCCAACGCGGGTCTGGCAAAATTGCTACTTCACAAAATGGCTTAAGAGGTAAATATGTCTTTATCAAGCATCTATCGTCCAAACGAAGACATCAGTAACCCAAGCCTTGAGTCGGTTATGGATAAGTTGCAGACTTTTAATCCTGAACAGTTAAAAGCGTTTGCCGCCGCAAATCAAGACGACATGATATTGTTGGGCGCTGCTCAAGCTGTTCACGCCAACCACGAGAAGTTTGCGCAGGCTAAGATGGCTCAGCAGGGTGGCCAGATGCCGCCTGTCAATCAGCAAGTTGTGCAGAACATTGGCCCAACGCCCCCACAAGGTATGCCGCCCCAAGGCGGTCAGGGTATGCCTCCACAAGGTATGCCACCGCAGGGTGGTGGGCCCCTACCAGAGCAACAAGGCATTGCGCAGTTACCTACACCCAACATTGATAACATGGCCGGGGGCGGTATCGTAGCGTTTGCCGATGGCGGTTCCGCTGACGAAGACATGATGTACTCTGGTGAGCCTGTGTTGCGTATGGCTGATGGCGGTATTCCACGCTATCAAGGTGTTCCTACCGCTATGGGTGGAGATGGTAGTCTTGTCGGATATCCTGATGAGTTTACGAATATTGATGCTCAGATTGCCGCCCGCAAAAGGCAGATGGAACTTGAAGGCGCGTTTGACGATTACAGCAAGCCTGTGCCCAAAGCTCTTCCCAAAGCAAAGGCGGCACAGCCAACTGCTCAGGCTATTAAACCTGAAGATTACAAGCAGTTAATGAACAGCTTCATGCCTGAGAAAATTGTTGACCCTTTTGCCGCCCAACGCACCAAAATTTCACAAGCAGAAACAAAACTTGCTCAAGAAAATTTGACAGACTATGACGCAGACATAGCAAAACTAGGTATAGCCGGTAAACCCCAAGAAGAGCGCATCAATAAGCGGGAAGCTGAGCTTGGTAAGCAAAAAGATATGAATACCAACATGGCTATCATCGAAGCTGGTTTGGCAATGATGCAGTCTAGAGGCCGTGGTTTGGCAGGTATCGCAGAAGGCGCTGGTGTGGGAACCAAGATGTATGCAAGCGGTATTGAACGTTTGCGTGCCGCTCAAGAGAAGATTGATGATGCTCGTGATGGCTTGGATACCCTGCGCCGTAATGAAGCCTTTATGACTACTCGGGATCGTAGGGCACTTAAAACCGAAATTGGTAAGAGCGTGGTGGGCGCAGAAAAAGATGCGCTCAAAGGCATGGAACAGGCCTACGGTATTGCTAAAGAAGATTCACGCGCTTTATTCAAGACAGTTGCGCAAGCGCAAGAAGGCGGGCTTGATCGTGCGTCTAGAGAAAGAGTTGCAATTATTGGTGCCAATGCACTCACAGCACGTGCTAATGCCGCAGCGGATGTAAGAGGTCAGTTGACCCCCAAACAACTTGCAGACATACGGAATATGGCAATTGATAACGTTACAAACGCCAAGACGTTTATGTATGACCGAGAAGTAGCCGCTAACGCCGCTAAAAAAGCAGGCAAAATGTTCGATCCAGCAACTTATAAAGAAGACCTTATTAAAGCAGAAACTGAAAGATTGCTTGCAGAATACAACCGCGGCAGTACAATACCAACAGCAACCCCCACCGGCGGTAATTCAGGTGGCGGTACATTTGATCCCTCACGCTGGGGCCAACCCCAAGTTGTAACACCTAGAAATTAGCCATGCCAATCTACCGCATCACAGCCCCCAACGGATTAACGTACGAAATTGAGGGGCCTGAAGGTGCGTCTCAAGCGGAAGTGGCAAGGGCTGTTATGGCCAAAAATCCCGAAGCGGGTACGCCATTTAAAGAAGCTGGCTTCTCGTTTGGTGATACGGCTGTTGCGGGTTTACAAAGCGCTGTCGGTTCGGCTAAATCTACACTGCAAGGGTTTGGTGCAGAAGCCCCCGGAGTGGAAACGCTTGGCAACCTGCAAAAAGGTTTGGCGCAACTCTATACACCAGAGCGCAGGGCTGAGCAAGCCCGCCGTGATGCGCTTGAGAAAGCCGCGGCTAAGTCTGGTAGCACGTTAGAAGAAATTAAAGCCAGTGCCGCTGGTGTTACCGAAGCCCCCATCCAATCCACTGCGTCAGCAGTTGGTTCATCCATTCCCACAGTTGCTTTAAGTATTGGCGCGGCTGCTTTGGCGACTGGTGCTGCGGCCACTATTGGTTTGGTAGGTGCCCCTGCCCTTGCGTTTGCCGCCGCTGTTGGTATTGGCACAAAGTACGCCCTTGGCGCATTACAAGGTGCGGGTTCTGTCAAAGGTTCTATCTATGATGCTGTTAAAGAAGAAGTTAGCAAGCAATACCCCGACCTTTCCAAAGAAGAAGTTTCTAAGATTGCGTTAGAAGCACAAAGTTTTACTGGTAAAAACTGGGACAACATCATGGCTGGCACCGGTATTGGTGCGGTGGCTGGTGGTACTGGCCTAGAGAAAGATCTTTTAAAGAAACTGTCCAAACCTGTTGCCGCCGCAGCCGCTAAAGATGTAGGTGAAGAAGTTGCAAAGAAAGGCATCATTGCGGGCACTAAACGTGCCGTTGGTACAGGTTTAAAAGAAGCCATACCCGAAGGTATCCAAGGCGGTCAAGAGAAGTTTGCCACTAATGTGGCGCAGACCCGTGAAGGATTTGAAACCCCTGCAATGCAAGGCGTGCTAGGTGCGGCAACCAAAGAGGGTTTGATGGGTATGCTGGGTGGGGCGGCAGTCAGCCCATTTACAGGTACAACCCCCACTGCCCCTACTGCACCGCCAACTGGCCAGCCCGGTCAGCCCACACCATCTGAATTGGAAGCGTTGGTTCAACAGCGTAAATTGGAGCGTCAGCAAGAGCAGATGGGTGTTAAGCAAGGTCGCGCGGCTCGTGAAGGTGAGAAGTTACTTGATGCAGAGGCGCAAGCGCAAGCCGACAAAGAGCGGGCTGTCCTTGTGCAAGCTGAACAAGCCGCCGCCAAAGAACTGCAAGCACTGCGTAACCAACGCCAAGCTGAATTGGAACAAACGTTCCCGAAAGATTACAGCGATGTAATGCAGAAGACCAACTCATACGCAGAGTTGTTCCAAGAAAAGCAAGCACTGCTGGGGCAGAAGCAAACCAAAGATGTACGTGAACGCCTGTTTACTGTAAATGGTTTGATGGCCAGCATTGTTGAGGAAGATAGCCGCGTACCTAATGAATTTAGACGTATGCAGGCTGAGAACGCCAAGGTAGTCAAGCAACTGCCTCCTGACCTGCAAGCCAAGTATGCGGCCACTGCGTTCACCGTTCCTGAACCACAACAGATGGAAATCCGTGCGGCTACGGTTGAACAAACTCCTGTACCGCAAACTGATTTGTTGGGTCAGCCCATCACCCAAGAAGTACCTGCACCACCTGCACCTGATAAGTTTAAAACTGTGCAGACAGTAGAGGAAGCGCAAGCTGCCTTGGACTTGCAGAACAGACGCGAAGCACGTGAGGGTCAAGCTGAACGTAACGCCGCCAAGGATGCAGGGCAACTTGGTTTGTTTACCCGCGTGGGTACGCCAACTGCCGAAGCTGAGGTTGTTCCACCAAAAGTAGTTGTACAGAAGCCACC